TCTACAATCTGTTACTTTAATGACCTATTTCTAGGCGGGGAGTCTTGTTAATCCTCCCTCCCAGTCTTTCGAAAGGGTTCGGACTATCGCATATAATAGCATTATTGCTATTATCAAAACCGCTTAGTCTCTGCAGCTGTATACTTTGGAACAGTTTGCCTGTATAATTATACTTATGAAGAATAATATACTGCTTTATACTGCCGGTTATCTTGATGGCGACGGATGTTTTTATCTTGGAAAGACTATCCAAAAACCTAAGATGATCATGGTTTATGAGTTTTCTATCCAATGTGTATCTGTTAAACGTGAAGTATTGGAATTGTTTAAAGAGCAATTCGGAGGATATATATGCGAAAAACCGTCTAAAAAACATCATAAACGTGCTTTTTGTTGGACCATCAAACAATCTGCCTCCAAATGTCTTGCCGAAGCTATACAACCGTTCTTGGTTGATAAAACTATAGCGGCAAAGATATACTGTGAATTTTGCAGACTTATTGGATCCAATGATTTCGAAAAAGTACCGAGCGATATAATTGAAAAGAGAAACAATCTTATTAATGAAATACGAAAGGACCGGCATATGAACAATTTTGTTACAAAAGAATCTATTGAAGAGGTCAACAAGAATAAATGCATTAAAACGCCTCAAGACGCTGACTATGTTTATCTTGCTGGGTTGATTGATTCTGAAGGATGTTTCCGTATAAAGAAATGGCAACCCAAGAATAAACCGAATGATGTATATGCTATAGCACTTGAGATTGGCAATACTAAACTCCCCATATTGCCGTGGCTTACGGAAAGATTCGGTGGCCATGTACAATATATCTCTCCAAGGAAAAATAAAAGAGCTTCTGCGACTTGGTCTATCGCCGCAAAAACATTGTTCGATATTCTGCCCAAAATAAGACCGTTTCTTATTGGCAAACAACCTGTATGTGATAAACTCATAGAATTTCAAGAAACTATCCTGCCCAATGGCGGCGATAGACATTCGGAACTGTTCAAGGCCTTGTTTAAAAGACGCTGTGAAGTGCGTGAGAGAATTATCGGTGAAATTCATGAGCTTAACCATAAGGGTTCCTAGTTAACTTGCTTCTGGTTGCCTTAGGCAAATGCCGTTAGGTTTTCCAAGGTATTCAGGTTTCGTTTAAAGTCCCCTAGTACGTCAAGGGACACTCCAAGCCTTCTGGCAGCTTCATTCAGTGGTGCATCCTGTGCCTGAAGCGTGACCTGTTCGTTCAATTGGATGTAGGTGCCGTAGAATTGTATCTTTGCATCGATGTCTACAGCGGTTAGCAATTGTGCAGGTGGCGTAACACCGCTGTTGCCCAATGGAACGAGGGCCGGCTGCAACGGATTATATCTCCTGTAGCGTTTTACCGTACCACCTTGTGCTGGCATTTTGGACTTCATTGCTGCCAAATTGAAAATAAAGTTTGGAGTAGGAACCGACAGTAATTTCGCGTTGAACGATAATTGCACTGGAGCCGGTAACGTACTCGTAGTTGTTATAGGCATAATTTTCCTTATAACTAGAACGTTAATGTACTATACATGGTTGAGGTGGCGAGGCTCTTACAGCCATGGATTGGCGAGATCCGCTACAGCCGTGAGTTGACGAGGCTCTATACGGTCAAGTGCAACTTAGCTGAAAAAATGGGATATATATAAGAAAAAACCCCCAGGCCGTATGACCCGAGGGCAATGAAAGGAATAGTATTATGTCACAAATAGTGTGACAGTAAAGATGATGCTATACAAACAATTATAGAACAAGTCCCAGTTGCAATTGCTGCATAAACTGCATACTTACTAGTATTTTGAGCACTTTGCGCAGTATTCGCTGTAGCTGAAACAGTTGTCGCATGTTGATCTAAAGCAGTTTGTAATTGCTGCAAAGTCAGCGAATGTTTTTCTTCATATTGTGCAATCGTTCCTAGAATCCATATTTTAAGTTTATCGGATGTTACGCCGTCTATATCAGGAGAAATAGAAGGCTTAAAACTCGACCGCAACGGCAGACTTTCTTGTGCAAATTCAGACGGAGAGGCAGCCAATATTGGCAGTGGCCTAGATATACCTAAAAAATGAGTTTTTTCGTCTATGGTCAACGTAGTCTGCATCCCATAGGTGTACAATGGCAGTAGTATCAATAGTGCTAGTTTAGACATATTATCTTTCGTCCTGCATTTCATAGTGGTCAAAATCCGGTCTGGTTTTAAAGTTCCCGCCCCACCTATTATGTTTATGTAGGCTCTCCCAGTACGTTCCGAATATCTTGCATTCTGCAATAGTCGTCAATTGCTTCTCGTTCTTATCAAAGATATTAAGGTCTATTGCTAAACGTTCACAGTGAAGCGAATTCTTAATACCTAGCCCTTCATGAGCATATATAAGTGCTTGTTCATGAGTACGATAGGCTTCACCCAGAGTGGCATGGTAGCCCTTGATGTTTATATATGCCAAGAGTTTACCTACGTTATTGGCGAATACTTCTTGTTCATCTTCTAGCGATATCTGGAAACCGTTCACATTGATCGTTAAGGTTTGGTTATTTGCATGCGTGATAATAGCGTTATTATCAAAAACGCCCATAAAATGAAATAACTATGCATTGTTGATCGCATCGTTCATCTCCTTAAATAGCCTGTTTTTAAGATCTTGGGTCAAACCATTAGCAAATGCATTGGCGTGCGTTAGGGGACTGTCGCTATGTTGCGGTGATAGTGAAGCTAACGGCTTAGGTTTCGCAAGATTCTTCTCTATAATGGCCTGTTCATTAGAATAATCCGGTTTTGTACCGAGTTGTTTAATTATCTTATAGGCAGCCCCAGCCTGAGTCTGCAAATTCGGATTAGCTGCGATTGTAGCAGCGATTTCCGGGTGATCTCTTTGCAAAGCCTGAAGTGACTCGTTAGTAACGACCGAATCGAAATCAGGATATTTAGTTCTTATAATAGCTTCAGCAGCAAGTTGTTCAGATTGTTGCCGTGCCGCGATCATATCCTGTTCGAGTTTCTTAAGTTTACGATCGTATGCACTAAGATGCTTCCCTTCGATGTAATCGTCTGGGCCAACATAAACATCCGGCTCAGGAGTTTCTTGCTTTTGTGGCTCAAGTTTGGCGCGTATTTCGCGCAATTCACGTGCGAGCAGATCTCTTTCACGTCTGTCTGCATCTGCTTGCTGTCTAAGTTGTCTGATATTAAATGCTTTATCATCTTCAACCGCGGGTGCTGCTTGTATGGGTGATTGTGCAGATTCTTGAACTGTTTCGGCTACGGTTTCTACTATGTCCGTTAATGGAGCATCAACTGTATCATCAAACATTACTATTCTCCGTTATTATAATTTTACCGGTTTCGAATTCTTCATTGTTAAGGCGCAACGCCAAGTTCAGCAGGGTTCCGTCATAGAACTCCTGAACGAATTTCAACAAACAATACTCTTCTGGAGGTACTTGAGCGGCGCAGTCGAACATCATTTGACAGCGTTCTTCACAAGGTATCGTCCATAGAAATTGGGGTATATAGGTCGTTTTATCGCATTTATAGACAGTCTGGTCATACTCTGGCGTGGGACATGTATGCCGTGTAAAAAACTGGTTTCGTATGACGTTAACCATGGTTTTTTCAGCACGTGTCAGTACAACGATATAGAACTTATCTTTATAAGTGTTTTTGTTCTTCTCGTAACACTCATAAAGGCTCTTGTCATATTCTGACAGCTGTTCGCGCATCTGTTCATATGCCGAATGAGTATTATCTTTGTAATTCTTAAGCAGTTCTGCTGCTTTTTCGCCTACTGTAAGCTTCAAACTCTTTTTTCCCATAGTCTCTCCCATGTTATGCGGTGAAACTTACATGAAAATTCGCCGACTAAATAGAGTTAGAAGAGGAACTAATAATAGACGACCGCCCCAGAAGTGAGGCGGCCTGTGATGATGGAGGAGTAGAAAGCATCTTATTTAGCGCGTCTCTGCTCATTCAGGGCAATTGCGATTGCCTGACGACGGCTTTTAACTTTAGGACCTTTTTTGCTGCCACTATGTAGCGTACCAGTTTTGAACTCATGCAAAACTTTTTCTACTTTAGCTTTCCCTTTAGGGACTTTTTTCTTCGCTACTTTCCGCATGTTGAATCCTTTTTTGTGGATGCCGACCCGTTAGCAGTTCTCCAGGAGTCGAACCTGGCTCTTTAAGGCTTTTGTCGATTCTTACTCGTTTTGTTAACCTTAACTTGCGTGAGCAAACGCTAGGGCTTACCCGGTAGACCCTTAAGTAGCCTTACGCTGCGGCATCCATATTTATTTTACTTGCCGCACTTAGGGCAGTCTCCCTTTTTATGTTTCTTTTTGCCTTTAGGAGCCTTTTTTGTTTCGCCGCCGGCTTTTTCAAGCGATTTTTTGATATCTTTGTGTGCTTTCTCTTTTGACTCTTCTTTCCAGAATTTTTTAGGTATACTTGCCATTTATTTCCTTAAACGGTGAGGGATTGTAATAATCTGTTGAACGTTGCATTATAGATGTACTGATTAAGTTCACCGATCGGCACACACTGTGCAAATTGTTGTGCGCCAGGCGGTATAACGAATGGTGCATATCCTCTTGAATCAAGCAACATCACGAACAAGTTGGGGTTAATTGGTGATGGGACAATAGGCCCGAATTGGGTACTTATTTCCTGCATGCCGAACCCTGGCGGTATATCGAGTCTGATGATACTGCCGAGGTAATAGTGATGCGGCGTCGATGTAGTTACTAAGGTTGCAGGTAATACTAGAGAACCTGATACGATCGAAACGATTGTACGATTCTTCGGTATAAAATCTGCATGTCCGGGATATGGATTGATCCAGTTTGGATATGATACAGCCATCATGTTACTCCAATAAAATGGGGGGACAGCCCCCCATGAAACTTTTCGTCTACCAAGTTAACGCAATCGACTATTCTCTTGCCGTACAAGCTTACCTTCAACTGAGTTCACTAAAGTAGACCTTTTATGAACTATGTTCCCCGGTTTACCTAGTATGGCAAACGCAATCTCTTTAGCTTTTTTTGATAGACGCAACATTGCGGGCATACTATACCCTTTTTGGAGCACGGGCGCGACGAATTGGGCCACCGTCAAGCTCATCGATTTGTCGGTCGATGCTATTGAGGTCGTCGTTGTCGACCATCTCCATTGGTGACATAACTTTTGGATACTCTTTAATGATCACGTTGTATGGAAGCAATGACATACAATTGTAGTCATTATGTATCATAGAGCCGTCTTCAGCCTCTTGATGCTCTACATGCTCCATACCCTGGTATCGTGAACCAATATCAAGTTGGCTCCCCAATTTACCGCCTGTTGAACTGTGATGTCTTTTTGCCATTTTTGGCCTTTCGTAGTACTGCTTGCCTATTTCTAGGTAGCAAGGGTTATACCCCTCTACTATGAGGGATTAATTTCAAAATCTAAAATATCAAATATCCGCTAAATGTAGT